TTCCCATTTTTTATTTGGCGTCCAGTGGTCACCGTCGGCTGAAACGAAACTTTCATCTTCTTCTACTACATCAATGAAACCAAAAAACATGGAATCTTCATTTCTACCATCAGCATCCGATGTTTCTTCCTTAAGTTCTTCTTGAATTTCCTTTCTAATATTTATATCAGTCAATTCTTTTAAATACCTTTGGTCAATCATCCATCCAAAAATAACTAGACATATAGCATAATCATCGTGCTTTCCTTCGTCAGCAGCATAAGAACCGCCGGAATGGACAAAGGTAGTTAATTCTTCTAATATATTAAAATCATTTATAATAAGTTTATCTTGTTCGATTAACATTTTTAAATTAGAACAACCTAATTTTTTTACTGGTTGTGTCATTCTAAGACCGTTTGCTGAATTTTTAGCAAAACCACCTGATATTGTTTGGCCTACTCTTCCCATATAAGCAATACTTAAAATATTATCATAGCCTAAGTCGTTTTTTATAATATCAGCAACTTGCGCCCCAATGTCATTTATTTCCACCAACATACTGGCTTTATTGTAATAAATGGCTGCATTTCTAACGAATGTAGTAAAATGAATGGGTTGAATCAGATTATTTCTATATAATGCCACAACTCTGTACGGGGTTTCTGAAATGTCAATAATTATAAACGCAGAATAGTCACCGCCAACACCACGAGAAGTGTCTACCATCATAACATACTTATTACCGAGTTTTGGTTTTTCGTAAATCGTTACATCATTTTGAACCAGTAATGGTTCTACATATCTCAGCGTGTTTAATTTAGAACCAGATATAAGTGTATTACTTGAACCAAGAAATTTTCCTTCAAATTCTTGGTTCCACGCAGTTTGTCCTATATTTCTTATTTGTTGTTTTTTCCATGTTAAATCTCGGCCAGGTACTTCATTCCAGTTTATGTCTATGTTGGCATAGTCTGATCTTTCGTCAACAGAATCCATCCAGCTTTTATAGAAATGATTCATACCGTTAGGTGTTGATACTATAATAACTTTGGATTTTTTACCTGATGAGATGGTTGGATATACAGATCTCATAAAATCTTCTGCTATGTTTGTGGGAACAAAAGCAAACTCATCTAGTATAAGGTGGGTATAAGAACTACCACGAACCGCAGATGATGTAGTGGAAGATGCAATAACTTTAGAGCCATTTTCTAATTCAATTGAACCTTTATTCCATTCGGTAACTCCTTGTTGCATCCAAAGAGGTAAATTCTCGTAGGGATTTTTTATACGTTCCAGAATTTCACGGGCAAGAGAACCCTTATTAGCAAGTATGGCCACATTTTTTAACTCATGAAACAAAATTACCCACAAAACATAGGCTGCTACAGTAGTAGTTTTACCTGATTGCCTTGGTAACTTACATATAGTATACCTGTTTTCAGCAAAGGTCTTAACCATTTTTCGCTGATATGGGTACATATCGAAAGGTACTAGTCCTTCATCTATATTTATAATTTTTACATAATTTTTAGTAAAATATATAGGGTCCATAGAACATTTCTTGTACTCAATGATTTGTTCTTTTGTGAATGGTATATTTACATTGGCTCTTTTTAATTTTGGGTTACCTAAATAATGCTGAACTTGATAGTTTAAATCTACTGCCATTTTTATTTATCCAATTTTTTCATTTCTTGGGTGTTAAAAAACTCCTGAAGTTCTTTTGTCGAGCCAACAAAGATGTTATTACTTACATTATGTGTTTCAGATGTTTTAGCCGAGGAAGAACCACCTAGGCTCTCGTTTTTTAGTTGTTTTGTTTTCTTTTGTATGTCTAATAAATCTTTTGTTGAGTCATTTATGGTCTTCATCATTAATGCCATTACTTCATACATTCTAGGATGTTCAGTCTCGTCAGACAATTCAATCATTTTGGCAAGGGCATTTGAGCCTTTAGTAATAACGCTGCGTAAGTTATCTCTAGCAAAGACATAATCTTCATCAATCTCAATTTCTCTTAATTCTGCGGATGATTTATTGATCTCGTCTATAATTTCTACATTTTCGGTCGACATTATATCTAGTGCATTTTCAATTTTTTTTCCTATTATAGCCATTATAGTATTATTTCGTTAAAGCCAAATTCATCTTCTGTTAGTTCTATACTTGTGCTTATTTCATTATTAATAACAGAACCACTACCTATATTTGTGGTAATTTTTTCTATAGGTTTGGCAATTTTAGTAGGGCCAACAAAATAGCCTTTTAATGTAAAATCAAGTTCCCATTGGATTATTCTTTTATTCTCGAAGGTGCCTTCATAATCATCATTCATATTAATAGAATTAAGCTGAATAGGAATATCGAATTTAGTATCTAGATTTGGTATTAGATTTATGGTAGTTGAGAAACTTGGGGTAAAATATGGTAAAATTTGTTCTATAATCTGAGTGCCGTCTTCTACGTTTCTCACAAAAATATTTAAGGAAAATCCTATGTTATAAGGAGCCGCAGAAAATGAAGTATTAACAGAACTTGAGTTTATTCTTTTTTGTAACTTATTAATATTATTTAATTTCCGAGATGGGTCGTATTGATAAGATGAAATTTCGAAGCCCATTCTAGGAACTAAAATAGCAATTTCTTTCCTTAGATCTTGTTGTGCATTTAGTCTTTCGATAAATTTTTCTTTAGGCCCATAAGAAATTGGAACTAATGTAAGTTCCTTTATATCGTTGGAATTATCGTATTTTGCTACTCTAATTCCATTAAACAATGAACCAAAGATGGTAACATATTTTTTTATGGATTTGTGATAGAAGTGATTACCGAACATTAGTAGTTTCCTTCAGAAAAAGGATCATTTTCAGAAAAATCGAAAATGTCGTCTCCTTTACTTTGTATATTATCATTGAACATATCAGCATTATCTATATTTATATTTAATGAATTTCCTTCTGTTATTGTAATATTTACACTAGATGTAGCACCTAGAAGAATTTCATCGTCTAAGAACATACCAGATAGATCTATTAATTCGATAGTATCATCGGATAAATTAAAACTCTTCAATTTAGCCGTAGTACCTGAAGTCTGGCCAGTTACTGTTTCCCCGATTATAGGAGTTCCGTCTATTGCTGAATAATCCAATACTTTTGCTATAGAAAATTTAGTAGCAATATCATCTATTTCTTGGACCCCGGTATTAAACTGTTCACCACTGAATGTAAATTTCTCACATTGTAGGTCGTATGTCATTAATTTACCTGTTTGGTAGAAAACTTCTTCGTCTTCGACAAAAGTAACCTCGAATAATGCTTTAGTCATAGGAAAATAAACCAAATCCCCTTCTTTTGGTCTCATGAGAGTTTCGCCTACGAATGTTTCTTCCCACCTTTTTCTGGCTACTGTAAATGTTATATTATCCTGTATATTCAGGCCAAACCTGCTTAAAAATTCGCCTTGTCCTTCGTAGCCCTCAACATTTTTCACGTACATTTCTAAAGACCTAGCATTAGTAAAAGAACCAGCCTGGTCTGAGCCTAAAATATCTTCTGTATTTTCTATGCTTCTTCTTATAAAATATGTATCAACTCCATAAATCTGGATAGATTCTATTATTAAATTTTCTAATAAATCTTGGGTTGGTGTGTGTGTGTAATTTGAAAAATATTGATTTAGTGGCATAATTAACCTATAATATCTAGTATTAAACCAGCAGAAGAGTTATAAAGGTCTTCTTCTAGTTTTTGAATTTCTTCTTTTGCATCGCTAAGAATTGTGCTGCCGTCTAAAGTCATACCTCCAGGTAAAGTCATACCTCCAAACTTAGACAAATTTTCTCCCCACTGTCTTTTAATAAGTGAAGTTGTATAATCTCGGACAAAACGGTCACTATAGACATCAGCGTATGTTTCTGGGTCTATAATTCTATAACCCTCGAAAATTACTACATCTCCAACTGCATAATTAGACCAATCTGTGTCTAAATTAATTCTATTCATGTGTCTTTGAAAGCGTATAGGGATATTTTTACTAAACAAGTGCTCAGCTTCCGCAAGTTTTTGCATAGTCATAAAATAATGCTGAAAATTACCAGCAGTAATCCAAAAAGCATCATTTAATCTCATCTGATATTTCACGTCAAATATATTTTTCACATCGCCTGAAGTATGCTTAAATACCTTAGAAATACCTATAATTGAGTCGTCCACAGGTATTGCTCTTTCTGTAATCATTTGTTGAGTTATTTCTACTCCCAAATAGGTATGTTCTGAACCATCATAGTGATAGTCATAGAAAAATGAAAGAGAATCATCTATTCTATCTTCTAACTGTGCATCAGCAACGTTTATCTCAATGAGAGGTTTACCTAAACGTCTCAGACAATACTCTTTTAATTCTATTCTAGTTGTTGGTTTAGCCATCGTTTAATATCTGTTTTAATAAGTTTTTAATGTCAGCCAATTCATCTTTTAGCATTTCTAGGTCATTTTTCATGAAAGCAACAGAGTTTCTAAACTCTTTTTTTCTTTTATGCTGTTCAAATGCCTTAGTATCAACCCGAAGAATTGCTTTTGTCTTCGGGTCTCTTGCTAAATCTTTGTTGTCTTCAATTTGAATTAGTTCCCTCATGATGCGAATGATATTACTTTAAGATCTCTTACTCTAGGTATTTTATAGTTTGTAGTTTTTTCTGATCTTAGTACAATTTTAACAGCAAATGTATTATAATCGCTATAATCATTGTCATCATTATTATTTCCACCACTAGAATATGTTATAGTTTCAGTCTTAGGTTTATATATAAATTCTCGAAAATCATTCATAGTAGTAGATAACTGATCCGTTTCTGGATCTAATTCCATTTTTACATAGTTTTTATCATCAAATTTATCAGTATCGTTAGCATTAAGAACTTTATAGTAGACATCTATGTTGACACCTGATGGTCTAAATGCTTTAAATCGAACCTGTAGATAATCAGAATTAAAACCTTTTGCTAATGTAACTCTTCGGGTTATATATCTAGAAATTGCATTACCCCCTTGATTTGAACCCTCATTCAAGACCTTAATTACAGCACCTGAACCTGTTGACCCCACGTAAGTTACGGTTGCTGTATCTGTGAATCCTAACCCTTTTTGTGTAACGTTAAGGGTTAGGATTTTACCAGCACCATCGGTGACAATTCCAACAACAGCAGCAATTAATCCTCCAGTTACGGTAAAAGTATCTGTATTTGCATAAGCAGTACCACCGTTTTCTAGAATAAGTGTATTATTATATATAGACCCATTATCTATATTATTGCTTATTGCTATTAGATTAAGTGTTTCTTCATCGATAACTGGAGATACAGAAGAATCAGATGACGTAAGCGTAGCAGTTGTAGTAAATG